TTTGACAGGTAATGAAGATACAAGCATTCTGTTTAGTGGATCAAGTGGAGATGGTATACAATATGGAACAATAAGTAATAATTATGCCGCAGATCAGGCGCAACATGGTCATATAGTTGTCATTGGAGTAAACACAGATAACGCAACAAGGTATAACACTATAAATAATAACCGTGTGGTTGGAGGAGGGGGAGCTACCGAAGGAATTGGGTGTAATAAAAAAGCGAATGATAACATTATCGAATATAATGAAGTCTATGACGTAAATAACCCACAGATTTACGTTGACGCTGGAAAAAGAAACACCATAAGGTATAATCTTTTATATCAAAGCAGTAACTTTACAGCGTCAAATGCTTGGGGAGTCGGCATACAAAATGAAGATGAAAGAGGTTATTCGTTTAGTGCTGATAATAAAATTTATGGAAATTTATTTGCTGGGTTTGAATTTACGGGGATAGCTCTGCAATGCCAATATCAAGCGACTGACCCAAACGCTTATTGCCAAGACGGTACTTTAATATATAATAACACTTTTGTTGATTGTCGCTATTCTTTCTTTTTTACTCAGAGTCATGTGAATGACAATATAAGTATTATTAATAACATTTCATATCATACAGCAAATACTGGCCAAGAACATGCTAACACTGATACACCGGCAGGGTTGGATGTAGTTGATAATAATCTTTTCAATACCACAGACGATGCAGCACCGACAGACACGGCTGGAAATATTGGAGAGGGGAGAGTAGTTAGAAACAGCACTCCAGATCTTGAAAGGTCCTCCACTTTTTATAATGTTGCGCCAGGTACTTTCGACGGAACTGAGTTTAGATCTTCATCTGGTAGTGGTTCAGCGGTTGGAGTGGGCGTTTCTATTGCGACAGCGTATAATCGAAGAATCACTGATTCAGACTTTAATGGTCCAGGGGCAATTACCGTAACAGATGAGGCTGTTACAGGCGATTGGGACATAGGCGCTTGGATGTATGACGAAGGTGGTGGATCAGGCGATCAGACCGCAGCATCATGTTCAGCCTCAGATATTCAATCTGCTATTGACACATCTATTACTAATGGTGGTGGGGTGATTACTATCCCCGCTTGTGATTATACAAACTCTTGGGGAGCGGCTGATGATATAGTTGTCAACACCAACACCCCTTTTTATATCAGAGGATCAGGTTCGGGTACAACAAAGATCGGATATTCCAATAGTGTTACTCATTCGGGTTGGATGTGGGAATTTATAGGTAGCGGATTTAAAGAGCTGTCGGGAATTTATTTAGAAGGAAACAACTCAGCGACTACCTACGCCGTGGGTGGTTGGATAAAGATTTACTCCACTGGTGGTGCGGCTGGGCCAACAGATGCAATTATACACGATGTTGAGACAAAATATTTTGATGCCAGATCGACGTTTTGTCACACTAATAATCTTGTCGTTTACGACAATACCTTTGGACAAATTTTAGATGGAAATGACTATCAATTTGATGTTTATGATCTGGCGAATGTAGACTGGGAAGCAGACGGCATATCATTTCCTACAGATTTTGGGACTAATAATTTTAATGTTTTCTTTGAAGACAACACTATTTATGGTTCCCACCACACTGTTTCGACATTTGTTCGAGCTAAAGTGGTTTTTCGTTATAATTCTGTTATCATCGATCCAGATCAATTAACTGGAGACAATCAAGGAAATCTTGATGCACATGAGCCAGGGTACGGGACGTGCAGCAGTGATGGTATAACAGATGCAAATAGCTATTATCATGGAGGACAGGCATACGAAATATATAATAACACTTTCACACGAACTGGAGCAGAGATCGGACAGGGGTATGCTGTTCGAATACGATCAGGATCAAGTATAATAACAGCAAATAGTGTTAATAACCAAAATGATGGTTTGACATTGGTACTTGATAATAACTCTACAGGGACATTGTGTACTGCGGGAAACAGCTATCCACAAGACCATATCATTCCCACAGACACTCCCTCTTGTGATTCTGGTCAGGGCTGTTGTGATATGCCTGATAATACATATATTTGGGGAAATACATATTCTGGGAATGGTGATAATTTCACAACCGAATGTGGTGGATCGTTTGTTGGAGTGTGTGCTGACGCCCTGGCTGAAAATGCAGAGTATTTCCTAAGAGCACCAACTCAGGTAGATGATGGTTTTACGTGGACGGCTTACACATACCCCCATCCGTTGACAGGAGAATCCCCAGCAGCAACCGGCAGTAATATTAGTGGTAATTTTTCAATAAACTAATGAACTTAATAATAGAGTGCCAAATAGGATTGTATATAACCGCTATTTTAAGAGTGATAGCCGAGATGGAAGATCACGCAAAAGTAATCGAGCAACTTTTAAAATCAATCAAAGAACTAACTGGAGACGAGAAATGAAAAAATTAATTTTAGTATTGGCAATCGCGCTGTTTGTTTGCAGCATTTCATTCGCAGGTCCATTCATTACGTCTGACCCGCAAGACGGGGTTGAGGATCACGCGTTTACGTGCGGCGCTTATAGCGTTATAACTCCGGCAAATGCCGATGGAAGTTTTTGGTGGGATTTTGCTGATTGGCCTGGATCTCACGGGTGGTTTGATTGTACGGTGAAGTCAAGAGACTCATATCAAGTTGAGGACGTTGCTACTGGAAATATAACATCCGAAAAACGGGAGTCAGATCCTGCATTTATCAGAATTAAAATACCGAAAAACGGCAGCAATTCTAATTATGTAATTCAAGAATGATGATTTGGAGGTAAAGTAACATAGACTTACGACATAAAAACTGGGAAAAATCAGGACAAACTCTTGAGGTTTTAGATGCGCCAGACGGAACCCCTACTGGACAACTATGCTATAAGTCTTCCGTTGGACAACAAAGCACATGGGATGGTCTAAAATGGGTTTCATATCTATGGAAGCCAGGCTCAAACGAAATTCAGTCTGGGCATGATGCATGGGATCTTGAATTAGCTTCTGATGCACAGATAATAAAAAAAGCTGGACAAGTTATCTGCTCGTCAATGAAGTTTTTTGTCCAGGCTGAAATATCGGCTGACAATTGGGTAAATCAACCTCATGGATTGCCAACAAAAAGTATAGAACATGATAGGATTTTTAGAGACAGTGGATGGGTAGATGAAGAAGGAAAATGTACGGGATACTTATCTTTTCCTGACGCACATGAATCTTTTGGAGGGCAGAAACAATATGATCTAAATATTGGGCTTGAAGCCGGCAAATATCCCGGAAGTTCATTGTGGTGGCGATTTAGGGGTCAAACAAGCGGTCGCGTCAGATTCCAAATTGTTATTGATGGATTAGAGAAATTACCCTCTGATTGGGAGTGGATTTGGGCAACCTTTGATCCTGAAAAAGGAAAAGAAGACCGCAAGGTTGGTGTTAGGGTTAAGGATTTAGAGTGGCGTTGGAGCTATGACGAAGCACCATTAAGAAATATATCTGTTGAAACAAATCCTGATCAAACTAAAAAAATAACAATTACGATAGGTCCATACACATATATTAAAAACACTTGGTTATTCGTATACCCTGATACGTGGGGTCCAGGGCAGGTATCAACAACTAATGATGATTGTTGTGAATCTAATGTTATACTTTATATGGCAACCGGATTCGACAGTGACGGAAATTGGATCGGGCAAAATTCAAAAAATAGTGCTACTGGTTGGTACGCTGGTGTCAGATTTCAAAACATTACTGTTCCGCAGGGAGCGACAATTGGCGATGGATGCTTTATTGATGGGTATCAAAAGTATCCGGGAGGAACCGGGTTATCCGAAAACGTTTGGACGGCGCAGGACATAGACGACTCGGAAGATTTTAATACAACTGCGCCAAGAGACATGACGTTGACAACAGCGGAGGTGGCTCTTGATTTTGATTCATTCCCAACAGATGAGCAATGGTGGAGCAAAGATGATAGTGCGATTTTTTGTCCAGAAATAAAAACAATAGTTCAGGAAATTGTTGACCGAGAGAATTGGGCATCTGGGAATGCAATGTCGTTTGTTTGCAAAGGCGATGCAGGATCTACTGATAGGAGAATACAATTTCAAGACTATGGCAACAACGCATCGCAAGCACCAAAATTAACGATTGTTTATACGGCGGCGGGTGAGACAATACAAATTGCTCTTGATAATATTGTATATGCTGAACAAGATCTTACAGTATTAAATCCAGAATCTGTTCTTATAGCTCTTGACAATATTGTATACGCAGAGAATGATTTAACAGCCAATATAGCTGAAACAATATCTATTGCTCTTGACAACATAGTATACACAGAACTTGGAATAGTTGGTAATTCAAAATCAAAGATTCTTGTTGCTTTAGACAATATAGTTTATGCAGAGAATACTTTAGTTGTTAATGCAAAGACACAAGTAGCTATTGCGTTGGACAATATAGTTTATGCTGAACAAAACTTAAACACTAATGCTAAATCTAATATCCCAATTGCATTAGACAATGTAGTGTATACAGAACAAGATTTATTTGTTTTAGCTGCTGAAAAGATTACAATAGCTTTAGATAATATCGTCTATGAAGAAAATGATCTAACAATAAATGCAACAGCAGTAATACAGATCGCAAAAGATGATATAGTATATACTGAGCAGAATCTAAATACAAATGCTAGTTCTATTATAACAGTAACTTTAGATAACATAGTTTATGCAGAGCAAGATCTTAATGTTAAAGCTGACGAAAGTATAGTTGTAACAAGGGATAACATAGTTTACAGCGGTAATAATATCCTGGTTCAAGAAGCTGGAATTATACAAATTGGCGTTGGTAGCTATGTTTATGCAGAAGGTGATCTTAATCTTAATGATGCAGAGAGTATCACCATAGCATTAGACAATATAGTGTATGCTGAAGGAAATGTTTTAGGTAACGCAAAGACTCAAATAGCAATTCCATCAGATAATATAGTTTTTACAGAGCAAGGTTTATTTGTTAACGAGACAGTTTTAATATCAGCTGATGATATAGTTTATTCTGGTAAAGCTGTCACTGGTACGACCCCTGGACTGGGTGGCAGTTCAATACATTATTTTTTATGGTGGTAAGGAGATTAGTATGGGAATATTTAATTGGTTCAAATCCAAGAGTAAAGAAGAACAAGAACAAATAGAGGATGTGGTAGAAGAGATCTCTAAAGTTGTTGTGAGCGAAAAGAAAAATAAAGAGAAGATGAAGGGCCGTCATGTTACTGCCATGCAGGGTAAGCCTTATCGTATATCCAGCAGAAATATGGCAAGAGCAAAGAGTCGTATTATTAAGTGCAGACGTAACATCAAGAAGTTACCCGAAGGACCACGAAGAGTGGAGTTTGAGGTTGAGCTTAAACGATGGGTAAAAGGTATGAAAGAGTACAAGAAGAACAATGAAATTACTGAAAATATAGTAGACGATCTAGTATAAGGAGATAATAAATGGCTTGGGTAATTTATGATAACATGGTTTTATTACAACACAATGGTGGTGCAATTGATTTTGATACTGATACAATTAACTGTATGTTAGTAACAAGCTCGTACACTCCAGCAAAAGCAACGCACGATTACAGAGATGATCTTGGTGCTACGGAAGTTAGTGGTTCTGGTTATTCTGCTGGTGGGGCAGCTTTGGCCTCTAAATCTGTGGCTTTGTCAACGGCTGTTGTAACATTTGATGCAGCGGATGTCACTTGGTCACAAGATGCTTCAGGATTTGCAGACGCTAAGTATGCAGTGCTATACAAGAGTACAGGCAGTACGGCTACAGATGGGTTAATAGCGTATGCTGATATTGGTAGTTCCAAAGGTAACGTAGCAGGAGATCTAACACTTGAGATGTCTGCATCTGGAATCTTTACAGCCACTAACTAATTTAATTATCGGGGGATAATAATATGGGATTTAAAACAAGTGACAAAAAGATCTATGATCTTATGGTGGAAGAAGGTATTGCTGCCAAGTGGAAATCTGAGGATGTTATCAGTCTATTCAGCAGATTTAAGAAACTTGGGTTTAGGTGGAATCCAGCTACAGGTAAATATGATCAATTTGCAGCATCAGAGGTAATACAGCATACTCCTTGGAATCACACAAGACCCGATCCAAGAATGAAGTGTTCATTGGATCATAGTGTTTTATTCAATGAGTATGGTATTATTTCAACAAGATGTTTAAACTGCTGGAAGGTAGTAGTAACTCCAAGAACATTTAGTGAATTACTAACTTTGGAGAAACTACAGATCCAAATGGATTGCCCCAGTAAATGTGGTATAGAAGTTAGAGATTATGTTCCTAAGTTCTACGGTGGTTATTTTTATAACGTAGGGCCAGAGGCTGGACTAAACAGATACAAGCAAGTTAGAGAAGCTGTTAGTGATGTGATCTCTCCTGATGTATCAGTTATTTTAAAAAGAGGTTGCACAGAGTATGAGTACGCTAAAGGTACTCAGTGGTCTATAACCGAGGATCAGCTTGGTATTCAGCATATGATTGATTTGTTAGTCTCGATTAATAACGGTCTGATGGATCAACCTAACTTTGTTAAATCACACGTTAGACGGAGTTGGATGCTGTGGGCACATATGAACGGGGACTTCTCTTATGTGGAACATAACGGGGGTAAGAAACTATTCCCAGATTATAAACAATACCAAGATATGTCGTTAGAAGAAATAGTCGAATCAATAAAGATAAAAGAGGATTAGTATGAACTCAAGACCTTCCTACGAACTGGCAGCAGGGACACATCAATTAACCACAGTAGGTGGTAAGCTTACGTTCTGTTCGCTTATCGCAGCAGCAGCAGACGCTACAGTGTCTGTGTACGATGTAGCTGCAACAGGTGATATAGCTACTGAAAATAAGATCGTAGCTTTTAAGATAGACGTAAGCCTTAATGGATTCCAGGGTGGTGGGAACATCAATCATCCTCTGACGTACACCAAAGGCTTATGTGCTGTGGTAGCTGGCGTTGGAGCTGTAGCTTATTTAGGATATACAAAAGGATAATAATATGATTAAAGATAATATGGGACAATCAATAGTTGGGAAAGATGGTAGAATGAAATCTCGTCCACCGCTACCAGCTAAACCAAAACCACGTAAGAAAACAAGGAATGAAGAGCTTGCAGCAGAACTTAGTCTTCGTCTCCAGATTAGAGATGATCTTGACAAAAATGATTTACTAAGACTTGGTGAAGATATTACCATGTTTGTTAGAACTTTAATTAATACTAACAATAAATCTGAGGCTGCAAAATTTATTGATCATAACAAAGATCATTTCACACCAGAAATAAAAGATATGATTAGTACTGAAATTAGTCTAATGGGGGTGAACTAATGCCAGAACCTAACATTATAGCTGGTCGTATTGCGTCAGGTGATACGTATGATAGAGGAAATAGTAAGTTTAGAACTGTACGGTTAGATCCTAGCACACATGCGATGGTTGGAATAGACTATGCTCATCATGAAACACATGGTGGAAGTGCTTATATTTTGAACGCTACCCAAACAACTGCTAACTCTGATGATAATTTAACTGCTGTTACAATCACAACCCCTAACACAACTAAGTGGTTGCATATGTTTGCTATGGCATCTGCAACGGGAGCAGCTTGGTTTAGAATATATGAAGCTGTAACAATAGCAAGCAATACTGGTACATCTCTTCTAACAGCATATAACAAAAACAGAAATAGCAGTAATACCTCAGCAATTATAGAAACAAAGAGTAATCCAGACACAACTGGCTCTGCTATTTTTTGGGATGAAACAGACGCTGCTGGTGCTAATCTCACTCTTGGCACAACTATTATTCATGAGGAGCAAATAGCTGCTGGAAGATCTTCATATGCTCAATCACGAAATGTTGGTGAATTGATCTTAAAGCAAAATACTAATTATGCTTTTGTTCTTGAGAACGAAGGGGCATCAGCTAATATACATCATATTATTTTAGATTGGTATGAGCACACGGATAAAAATTAACTATGGCTACTATGCCCACACTAACAGATGATGAATTGTCTATGTTGTATCTATTAAACTGGATGGAACAAGCTTATGCTGAAGAAGTATTTGTTATGGACATTAATTTCGAAACTGGTGGTGTTTGTTTATATGGAGAACACGAGAAGACACAGAAGTTTAGAACTGAGTTAGAAGATATTATGGCACGAGTGTACGCACAAGTACCTGTGTGGAGGGAGTTTTAATTGGGGGCAGATTTAACAAAACTATCTGATGAGCAAGTGCTAGGATTAATTCATGCATCAAATGCATTTCATTGGATAACAGATAATAAGTTACAATTATCTGCTGGGCCGTGGACATTAAAGAACCACGAGTACCAACTTGGATGGTTGGAAGAGGATGCACCAGAACAATGTTTTATTAAAGGAGCACAGATTGGTGCAAGTGAAATAAATGTTCTGAAAACTTTGCATGGGCATGTTCATGAAAGATACCCACAAGGCTCTCTTTATTTGTTCCCTACAAGGGATGATGTAAAAGACTTTAGTAAAGCTAGATTCGATCCATTGATTGAGAACAATCCATTTATTAGAGCTTACGTGCAGAATACAGATGCTCAGAACATAAAGAAAGTAGGTCGAGGATTCTTGTATCTTCGTGGCGCAAGATCAACAAAGACTGTTGGTGGAACAAAGAAATCTTCTTCACAGCTTAAAACGATTTCAGTTGATCGAGTAACATTTGATGAGTTTGACGAGATGGAAGAATCTATGATTGAATTGGCACAGTATCGTGTAGCCCACTCATCGGTCAAAGAATTAATTTATGTTGGGACACCTACCATACCAGATTATGGAATGGATAGAAAATATAAAAGTAGCGACCAAAGAGTGTGGATGGTGGAGTGCCCTTCCTGTGGAAAGGAGGCAAGTCTTGATCTTGAATTTCCTAACAGCATTCGACGTAAACTTGATGGAACTGCTTATCGTGCTTGTGTTCATTGTTTGGCTGAAGTTCATCCTAGCAAGGGACGATGGGTCGCCCAGTACCCTTCTCGTTCGAATACTCTCGTTGGATGGTGGATTAGTCAGCTTAATTCTATTTATGTTGATCCTACTTATATTTTAAATAAATATGAAGATCCACCTTTTGGTAATCTATCTGAGGTGATGAACTCGACATTGGGTCGAGCATACATCCCAGCAGAGAATAGATTGACACACAACGACGTGTACGCTTGCTGTAGCAACGATCCCATGTTAACTAAGCATGAGGGTCCAACATGCATGGGGGTGGACGTAGGAACGAAATTACACACTGTAATCGCACAACGCAAAACACGCAACACACTAAAGATTTTAAAAGTTGCTCGGTATGACAGTTTTAATGATTTGCATGATGTAGCCCGAGAGTTTGGTGTAAAGTCTGCTGTGTTAGATTTGTTTCCAGAGAAACGTAAGGTTGTTGAGTTTCAAAAAGCTGAGAACTTTTCAGTGTTTGGTTGTAATTATGTTGAGACTAAGACAGGTCAAATAGCCTGGGATGAAAAAGATCATATCATTAAAGGAAACAGAACTGAAATCTGTGATATGACACATGAGTTAATTACTACGCCTGGTGGAGTTGAACTTCCACGGCGGAATCAAGAAATTGATCAATTTGTTAAAGAGGTTTGTAATGTGGCGAAAGTTCTCGAAGAAGATCCTGAGACTGGAGCTAAAATATTTAGATACAAAAAGCTAGGACCAGATCACTATAGACACGCATTAAACTACGCATTGCTTGCGTCTGAAAGAGTGGGTATACTAAGTGATCATAAATTAATTAGTCGTTTCTTCAGTAAGAGGAGGCGGCGTACTTGGATGACATCTTAGTACGCAAGGGAGGAGTAATAATATGAGTGGAAGAATACATTTTGTAAGTGGTAAAACACTGGACATTGAAGAGATTGAGTTTAAAAATATATCACCAAAACTTGGAGCTAAAGGAATTAGATGCCAAGTATCTCAAGCTGGTCATATTATTCCATTGAACAGTACAACGATGGAATACATTGAACACATTGAGGATGAAGTAAAACCAACACAAAAGGCTATCACAGAAGTAGAGTTTCCTAAAGAACAAGCAGAAGCTTTGAATACGAAATTAGCTGAAATTCGTAAAGAAAAACCCAAAGATCCTGATGAAGTTCTAAATGAAATGTTGGCTAAATCTAATTGCGCTCATGAGAATCAAAGTTTGTACGTACAACATACCGCTAAGGGAATAAGATATTTTCCAGTATGTGATTTCTGTGGTAAACGAGATAGATATGTTAGTGAAAAGAAAGTACTGGATGGTGAGTACGAAGATTGGAAAGCTGAAGATATAGAGAACGCAAAACCTTGGGCAGAATAGAGGATAACGTATGTTAGAACAATTAAGTAAGAAAAACAAATTAAGAAAAGCTAAAGAACTTCTTAGAGAAGCAGAATATAAAGATAGTTATTTTCAAAAAATGGCTAAAGAAGATTCTGATTTTAAGAACGGTGAGCAATGGACCGCTGAGGAGAAACAGATCTTAGAAGAGGAGTTGCGTCCAGTTCTAACATTTAATTTAACTAAATCCTCTTGTGATCTTATTATGGGAATGAACGAGGATAATAAGATCGTTCATCGAGCCAGTCCGTTTGAACCCTCTGATGCTTTTCTTTGTGACGTATTAAATGATTTATCTGACTACGTTGTTGAGTCTAATAATTTTGATGAAGAGCAAGATGGTGCGTTAGAGTCTGCGGTTGTTTGTGGACGAGGTTGGGTTGCAATAGATTTTCAACCAGATCCAAAAAGATTTGGTGATATCCAAATGACTGAGATAGATGTTCCTGTGCATGAGGTTCATTTTGATCCAGCAGCACGAAGACCTACTTTAGAAGATGCCTCTTTTATTGTGTGGGATAGATGGATGACACAAGAGGATTTTAAAATAAGGTTCCCTAATATTACTCAAAAGAAAATGAATGATATGATGGAACTTGGTTCTAATTTCTCAGCGACTACAGACCCATTAAACGAAGAGGGGATGCCAATTAGTGATCCAGAATCTGATGATTACGAAAGAGAAATTGGTGAAGATATAGATTTCTATGATCGTGGTCGGAACATGCTACGTGTAGTTCATATGGAATACTGGGAATATTATAAAAAGTATTTTGCTTTTAACCCAGAGGTTGGTCAATTTGTAGAGATTCCTGCGTTGCCTACCGCAGAACAAAAGGAACAGTTCAAAGAAACATTTAAAGAAGAAATGACTATCGAGACTATGTATGATAAAAGAGTTCGATGGTTACAGTTTATCGGTGATGAGATTCTTTATGATGATCTCTCGCCTCTACCTTTTGATGGATTTAGTCTTGTACCTGTTATTGCTTATCGAGATACAAGTAAACGAACTAACAATCATTATGGTATTGTTAGGTTGATTAAAGATCCTCAACGAGAAGTTAACAAGAGATGGAGTCAAGCACTCAATATGTTGAACCAACAAGTTCAACCTGGGATATATGCTGAGACAGATGCTTTTGTTGATGAACAACAGGCCACTCAAAGTATGAAGGTAGCTGGGGAAATAACATGGACGAATGCTGGTGCGATCACTGGGGGGAAGATCAAAGAGCGTACCGTCCCAACCTTTCCTAATGCTCCGATGCAAATGGAACAGTTCTCACAGGACATTATCAAGAAGATTACGGGTATTAACCCAGACCTGTTAGGACAAGATAGTGGTCGTCAAGAACCTGGTGTTGTAGTTAGAATGAGACAACAACAGGGTATGACATTATTAAAGCCTCTATTTAGAAACTTTAATTTTGCTAAGCAAGAGTTGTTTAAAAGACAACTTGCTATTATAATGACCTATATGCCGGACCAACAAATCCTTCGTGTGCTTGGTCAGAATGATAGATATGAAATTAATGAGGATGGAACAATCATAGATACAGCAACTGAGATGGTTGCTAATCTAAGAGATGTTCGTAATTTAGAATATAATGTTGTAGCAGAACCTTCATCAGCTAATGTTTCGAAGCGGATGCTTGAGCTTGAAGCTTTGTTGCAGATGCAGGAACGTATTCCTGTTCCTCCGCAGCAGATTATTGACAAGCTGGAAATCTCAGCTACTGAGAAACAAGCTTGGTTAGAGTATATCAACCAGCAACAGCAAGCAGCTTCAGAACAAGAAGAAGAGATGAAGAACCTTGAAGTTGAATTTAAAGACCGAGAGATTAAAGTTGATGAACAAAGAAATGTTATGGACTTCATGTTGGGTATGGCTAAGATAAGTCATATGACAGAGAAGGATCAGAAGTCTATGATAACTAAATTTGCTGCTTTGGATGTGCAACAGCAACAAGCTATGTTACAGTTCATAGCCAGTATGGAAAGTGCTAAGGCCACTAAAGAATCAGCAAAGTCTAAAGAGAAAGAGGGGGCTAAAAAGAAAGATGGAAAATGATGCAAGAAAGGGTTCTCCGATGAGGAGACAAAAGGGCTGGATAGGATTCGTTAGATCCTACAAGAATTATGTAGAGAACGGTCATTATGACCGGATAGTGTGGGGAGATCGTACAAAGGAGCCTAAAGAAGTTGTTAAAACAGAAATGGGCAAAGAAATCCAGAAATGGTAGTGACGACAACTTAAGGTCGAAAAAGATATCATGACATTGCCTCCCCCCAGTGTCATGTTTCTAGAGGGGATGGGTGAAAGCCTATCCCCTCGATACAAAATAAAACAGGGGAGTTCCGAGACTCTCATCGAGAAAGGGAGATGAATTATGAGTGATGATCTATTAAGCGATTTATTAGAAGATGAACAATCAAATGAAACTAGTTTACTATCTGATAACGCTGAAGATGTTGAGGCGCTAAAGACACAAATCGAAAGTTTAGAAAAAGAAAAACAAGGATTACTTGCTGCAACTAAAGCTGAAAGGACTAAACGTCAAGCAACTGCTGGACGATTGGAACAATTAGAAAGTGCAGTATCTGGTATCCTATCACAACGCCAGCAGAAAGGTATGGAATCGCTTTCTGTACACGAAGCTGCTGAAGCCCAGAAGAGGGGCTTACCTGTGATCTATGACGACGATGGCAATGGCTGGGTTGATCAAGATGCAGTAAACAATTTAATATCTCCATATGAACAAAAGATTATGGATCTGGAGAATAAGCTCCAGCAAGTCAATACTGCCGCACAAGCACAAGATGCTGCTGATAAATTGAGAGAAGGCATTATTGGTGAGGACGAGCGATACAGATTTGCCGCTGGCAAATATCGGGCTGCTCGTAAATGGGTAGAAGATGCGGTCTTCGACTTCGCAAAAGAGAACGGTGTAAAACGTGCTCTAACCTCTGGAGAAGCATTGGATTATGTACTCGATAAAGAGTTACGTGATGAATTCAATGAGCTATTTAAAGGAATGGATATCGTTGATATCGTTACTGCCGAAGATTCGCAAGATCACTTTAGAAGGATGCTGAAGAATGTATCTGATGTAGCCTTCCCAAAAGATGAATACTCAGAGCCTAGGATGGACAGCAGGTTTCAAAAGGTACTTCGAAAGCCATCCAACCTTGGAAGAAACGCAAACGCTAAAGCTGGACAACTATCTATTATGGATAGATTAGAAAATTTACGCCCATCAGATATAGACAGTATGTCTGATAAAGATATTGATACTCTTTTAAAGGCGTATGAAAGAGAAGAAAAAGAGGATGGCATCAGATTTAGAACCTAATATAAAGGAGAAATAAAATGGCAGTAACAGCATTTGGAACTAATGATGCCCAAACAGTAAAACTGTGGTCTTCACTCACCATGCGTGAGGCTCTGAAAGCCACTATGATGAATAGATTGATGGGAACGGATAAACGTGCCATCATTCAAGAACTTACAGAACTAACCAAATCTGCTGGTGATCAGATTAAATATGATCTCTTAATGCAGATGACTGGTGCTGGTGTAGAAGGTGATAATCGTATGCGAGACAACGAAGAAGCCTTGGTCTACTACCAGGATTCAGTTAAAATTGATCAGCTCAGAAATGCACATGCTTTCAGGCGTATGTCTCAGCAAAGAACTTTGCATGATATGCGTATGGATGCTAAGAGTAATCTGGCTGATTGGTTTGCAGGAAAACTAGACAGTTATTGTTTCAGATCTCTGTGTGGTGATACCACGTTTAGTTTTGCTGGCAATACAGCAACTGCACCTGACTCAGACCATTACATCGTTTGTGGTGATGTAGCTAAGGGAACTGTCCTGGCAACTCAGGAAGCATCTCTTGGTAATAATGATCAGATTCAGTTGGCTGATATGGATTATGCGAAAGAAGCTGCAAAGACTCTTACGCCTCCAATCCGTCCTGCTATTATTGACGGGCAGGAATACTTTGTGGTTGTGCTTCATCCTTATTCGGTAACGGATATTCGTTTGGATGTTGCTAACTCGGCCTATACTGATTGGCCTACCATTCAAATGTATGCAAATAAACGTGGTCTTTCTAATCCTATTTTCACTGGCGCACTTGGTGTTTATAATGGGATGATCATCATGGAGTCTAATTATCTCCCAGCATTTACGGGTGCTGCGGCCTCTACTGTACGAAGGAACTTGTTCCTTGGTGCTCAGGCTGGTGTGTTCGCACGAGGTAGTGCATATGATGGTATTGAAAAAGAACGTATGGGTAAAGATAATCTGATGTCTTGGTATGAGCAGACTGATGATTATGGGAATGAGAAAGGCATTAGTTGTGGTTCGATCTTCGGTCTGAAATCCACGCTGTTCAACAGCAAGGACTATGGCAAGATCGTTATGTCTGCTTATTCTGCAACTCATAATGTGTAATAGTAATTAGTGACAAGTCCAGGGTAAATAGGGTGTCATCGTAAGCTCCCGTTCCCCTGGCAAAACTCCCCAAGAGATCGTAACTCTAAAAAGGAAATAAAATATGGCTTCAACAATTACTTTAACTTCGACAAGTGCTGCGACTGTTGATCTTACTTCTGTAAGTACCAATCCAGATGTAGCACCTGTTTCCACCCCAAGACAAGGTGGATTTACTTTACGTAACAGATGGAACTGTAGTAATCTGTCTGGTAATAATGACAGAACTTTTACCACGTCTGATGTTACGTTTACATCAGCTAGTTCTGTAGCAACTATTGCGGCTACTCACTTTAAAATCCTAGAAGTTCCGCCTCGAACTATGGTTAATCAAATTAATATGTTTGCAGTTCATTCAGAAACTGCTCCTAACCATCAGTTTGAATATAGTGGTTCTGCTGGTAGCAGCGTAGCGTTTGCTTCCGTTGATCTTACTGGTACGGCGCTTCGTGTTTTTGCTCAGGGTTATATATCTGCATCACAATCTTCTTTAGCGGCTCATGCAAGTTGTGTGACGTTAGGGAAACTGGAGACCGAAGATCCTGTCCCGGCTTCCAGTGATACGCATGGTAATATTCTTGGCAGCACGATCACTGCAAGTTGGTCGAGTCTGTCTGTGCCTAACACAGCAGCTCAGGTCATTGCTAATGATTATACTGCTTCCACTAATGCTATTGATGCTGGAACGTGGGTACGACCCATCTATTTTCCGCATGGTGGATTCATTAAAATGAGACTTGATGATAGTATTTCTGCTACGTCAGTCGGTGCTAATACTGAGAAATTCTCTGGTACTCTCTTGGGTACTTGGGAAGTTCAAGCACATTGTGGTTATGTGCCTGTATAAAATAATGTAAGGGAGCAGGGCGAGAACATAGTCCTCCTCCCTATCTTAAGGGGGATACTATGATATTAAACGTAGACGATGAAATATTTATAGATGTTGATAAAATAAGTGCTATCATGCCAAAAGATAAGTTTGTTGTTCTTGATGGTTGTGCTTTGGCTTTAACTAATAAAGAACAAGTTAATATTATTCTTAAAGCGTATAAACAAAATGTTAAAGCATATATGTACGATAAAGAATTAAAAAAGATAA